AACGGATATCAGTAGTGATGCCGATGTACCGCCACGCGCAAATGTCGAAGGTCACTTCATCCATGATCCGAACGATGTCTTCGGCGATGCTATGCACGAAGCTATACAGTTCCTCGCGGTCCACTTGCTTCGCCACCCCTGACTGGGATAGCGGCGTTTCAGCCAAGAACTCCATATTGATAGCCGTCAGTGCATCGTAGATGTGTTGCCTTATTCTCTCCTCCTGAAGGCGTGCGATGTCTGTCTGCTTGGTGACATATCCGATGGGAGGGGTAGGTACTGCCGTATCTCCTGGACGCGGCTGTGCAAGGATTAGATGCTCGTAAGGATTCAACGGCATTAATCCCTTGCCTTCGCATGACGGGCATTTGATTGGTGCGCTGTTCTCCCGTGGCACCTCTCCTAATCCTTTACACCTGCCGCACTGCTGCGGCTGGAAGGCCCACATGGTACTATGGATATGTTGAACAACCTCTGCCTGAAGGTCGCTGTATTCGCGCACAGCTTCGTTTAGCTTCGGCACGATTCCACTGATACGCGATTCATACAGCGCACCATCACGGTAGTTCTCCAGCACCAATCCGTACATCGTGCGCACGGGGATATATCCCAAAGGATTAACCATCTGGAACACTTCTCTTGCCACGCGCTCCTTGACTTCGAACAATTGAATAACATCAGGCTGCACCATCCAATAGGAATCGTCATCATCGTTCTTCAAAAGGTAGTATTTGTCCTCCTTGTAGTCGATGACGTATTCGGATTCGAATATCATCGGATATGGAGTGTAGTATTCGTTCTCCGCCACTTCAAACCGCGTAGGCAGGGTCAGCACTACGGCATTAGCATCAATCAGATACTGCTTCATTGCCACGCTGAAGAACCAATTAGTGATGCTGCCGTGACGCGGGAATTTACGCATCAGGTAAGCCTCCGGCGATTCCTCCTCCGTGATTGAAGGGGGCAGTTCGGTCTTGAATGCAATGCTCCAATCAGGTGACTTGCGTATCTTCTGAAGGCTGTTCATCACCTTGCTGAATACTGGCTTGGTGATAGGTACGAATATCTTCTGCCGATAGGCCTGAATCTCCGCAGATTCTGCCGGCCTTCGGTCTGTAATCAACGCACCAGGATAGTCGCCGTCGGCGTGTATTTCTAAAGCCTCCTCCATCGCCACAGCATCTTTGTAATACTTGTGACGTTGGCCGTAGGCGATGTAAGGTTCAAGAAAGGAAGGTGATACAGCTGGCATTTTAAATGTGCTTTCGCTCTTTTAGGTAGGACATCTTGTGGGCAATCTTCATGCCCGGCGTATTCATCTTCGAGGATGCGTTCTTCAGCAGTTCATCATATATCCGCTGCTGATGCGGTGGTAGTTGGTTTCCGCCTGCACTGAAGGCGTAATAAGTTTGCTTGACTTCCATTGCGCTCATCACTTTCTTGATAGCTGGCTGCCAGTAGGTCGGTTGCCACGGTGCTTTGTGCGGCTTGACTTCGTGTAAGGCCATGGCTAAGTTGAAGAACGGTTCATCAGGTTTGTCGCCTGCGAATTGCCGCGTCAATAGTTTGCCGTCATCGTAGAACCAACGCGCCGCTTCAAAGATAACATCAGATTCGTCGCCTGATTCAAAGTAAATCCATTCGCTCGACAGGTCGTACCACTGCGTCACATCGCCGTAGGCTTCCTTCAGCTTGCCGGGGTCCACCCATTCGCTGATGCCCTTGTCGGGGTTGTTCTCGCCCCGGTTTGCCATGGTGAACGGTATGCCCCTAACTTCACCCCATAGCTTTTCGTAATCGCATAGGCCGCTGAAGACCATATCAGCATCGACAAACAGCGTGCGCTCGGTGTACGGTGTTAGTTCATTCAGGTAGAACTTGGTTATCAACGGCAGCAGCTTGTCGCCCCGCTTGCACTGGTATTCTTCAGGCGTGATGATTTCGTTGAATATCATGCGCTGCCCCGGATGCAGGTGCGACAGGGCTTCTTCATCAGCGATGACCGACACGGGCAGGCCGGGGTTAAAAGCCTTGACCGACATGGCCATGTTGAAGGCGAACCGCCCGTACAGGTGATGCTTCAGCGCGATGGTTAAGATGCCGTGGGTCATGAAAAGGTGGTTGAAAATGCTATTGTCCCTGTTGGTGAATAAAGAAGTATTGTGGCTGTTTTATAAGGCAATGTTACGCTTGTTGAAGCAGTGATATTAAAATATAAAGTATTGCCAACAAGATTAGCGTTGCCTAAAGAATTTACCCCGTAATATCCATCAAACCATGCTTGTATGCCTGCTAATTGCGTTGCAAGTTGAGTCGGATCAGTAAAATCTATACTACCTCCGCTTGCATTGAAAATAAGATTACCAAGTGTATCAGATTCAAATCTAAAAATATCAACAGCAGTCCAATCCATCGGGTTTGCAACAGTCGTTCCATCATAAATACATTCTAATTGAATCTGACTTATCACCCCAGCCTGCGGCGGGCAGATAGCATTCGCAAACGTGCCGCAGGTGCTTCCGAACACGGTTTCTTCGTGGAACACCGTCACGCGGGACTGGGCAAGGTTGTACTTGCCGCGGTCATTCCATTCAGGTTCGTAATCGGCGACGGGGTAGAAGAACGCATAGTTGTCGATGAATAGCTTCTGTGACAGCAGTTGAAGCCTAATGACATCGTGCGCGAACTCATCGCAGTAGTCGAACCAAGCCGTGCGTGCCTTCTGTGACTGGGCGAACGATCGGCCACGGTTGCCGCTGCTATACAAGTACTCCTCCGCTGCGTTCTGATAGACGGGATTGAACGCCAACACGCGCAAACGGTGGATTAGTTTAAAGTCAGGTGCGTTGACATCACCGAAATAGAATCCAAACGCGTACCCATCGTTCCAGGCTTCAACTACCTTAGTACATTCGTGGCCGGCGGGGTTCCAGTTGATTGTGTTGACGCTGGTGTACTTCGTTGAATTGCACCCCTCAGTCAGTTCAACGCTGATGTTCGTGCATCCCGGCACACCAAACTCCCAGTCAAGGTCTTCTATGGTCGTACATAACACGATGCGGTCATCATAGGCGGTTACGGGCGTGGCGTTGACGAAGTTTGATGAATTGTTATCGAATAACTGCACGTAATAACTACCGATGTCGCCGTAGTCCTTGACGCTGACAAGGCTGACACATCCGTTGAAATCGCCCGTCTTGACAAGCGTCAGGTCGGTGCCTGATGTGGGTGTGCCGTAGAAGTTGAATTGCCCGTTGCCTGATGTCGTGCCTAATAATACACCACCTAAAAACACCTGAAGGCCTCCGTAGCTGCAATCATCGATGGTTAAGCTTACCCCGTGATAGTTGCCCGTATTAACAAAGGCATTGGTATTGATAAGGTCGCCGCCTTCTGTTTGCAGTGCACAAAATTTACCGTTATTGCCGTCAAAACTATATGACCATGATGGTGTGGTCAAATATAAATCATCTAACCAGCAAGTTGTATATTGTTCAACACTAACATCTTTAATCTGTATCTGATCGGCTGATGTATAAGTACCAGCTTCGTTATAAAATTTTATGTTATATGCTCCTGTAGTATAACAAATGAAATAAAATGTATATGTACCATTGCCTCTAAAGCTTTTATCTTGACTATCAGAATGGGCAACGTAATATGTTTTGGTGCCCGTATAATTATCAACTGTAAAAGTTACTTTATGAACTATACCTGCTGTAACTGGAATTGCCTGTTGTCCAACAAAGGTCGGACCTCCATCGCCAGAAGTTCCGTCAAAAGTCAAGTCAGTTACACTTGTGCTATTCCAACCACCTGCAGTAAACCATGCTGGAGCACCTATCAATTCATTCGGGCCTACCGGATCCATGACCATGTTAGGCTCACACATTGATGTAGCATCGCACTCCAACAGCTTCCATTGCATACATAGCTGGTCACCATCCTGCATCAAAACGGCATACTGACGCGGGTCGTTATTAAGGCAGGGGTATTGGCCAATCGGATCCTGGAATATTATCGGTTGGTTAGGTATAAGTTCAACTGGCATTTTGTGATTCTTTATTTGTAGTCACGACGAACTCGGCCATGCTGTTGGTGTGATTGTACTTCAATTCTTTTATCCAACCGTAACGTAACGGTTGGCCGTTCATATTGAAACCGATGCGCCCGGTAGGGTTATTCAGAATGATATCGAATTCCGATTGGGTCATCGGATAGCTGAATTTATGCAGTTGGACGGTTAGTTTATTCGGGTCCACGTTTAAGAACACGCCTCCGGTGATAGAAGCCGAATCACAGACAAGAAATGTATTACTTGATCCTGCAACTGTATCAGCATTTACTGAACCCAAAAACGCACCAACTGGTGTTGGAAACTGAAAAGGCGCCAATGTCATTGGCTCATAATATACACGCAATTGAAGATAATCACCTTCAGCCATTGTGATTTGTGTAGTGCCTGATTGCCCATTGATAACTGCAACAAATGGTGTTCCAGCTGCCGGTAATTGTATCAATTCATAATCAATGCCAGTGCCACTGGTTCCGGGCCATATTTGATAGGGATTAGGAGTACCTAAAACCCACATTCTATATGTATTAACTTTTACATTAGATGCATCAAAATGCTCCATCCAAAATTGAAAAAAGCCGCGATTGTTCCCCGTACCAACGGCCCTTGACATTGCTATTTGGGCACGTATATTATAAACACCAAAAGATAAAGCTACATAACGATATAATGTCGTATCAAAATAACCACCGTTATCGTAACTTTCTAAGTTTAACGGCAATATTGTTGTAACCGGTGAAACATAGTTTGGCGCACCACTTACTGCACTTCCTGTTGATGGATATCCGTATGCTGTTCCAGTCGGGTTATTGACAAAATACGATGCGACATTTGCACTAATTTGATCGATATACCGATTACCTATACTGGCATTATTTAATGTTGCATTGTAGTGATAGTAGGCGGGCAACACATTCAAGAAATTATCATTAGTCGTGCGGCCGTTTAGGTCATCGGTATATATGCTTGTGATCAGTAGAATGTTAGCATCAAAGCCCTGATCGGCATTGGTGTCGATGCGCTCAAGTATATTCGATGATACCACCCAGTTAGCTTCAAGGTCAAGTGTCTGGTCAAGGTTGCAAGTGGTCAATAGATGATATTCTTCTTTTTTAAACCCAAGAAAGTCGACTGCTTCCGGAAAGTTCAGCGTATCTGTATCATCGGTAGGGCTGCCAAACTTAATTAGTGCATATAGCTTGTTGGTATCAAAGCTTGTTTCAATTTCATCAATGTTACCTGCGATGAAGTTGATACCGCTACCGTTAAGATATTCGATGCTTTCAATTCGCACGACCGGGGTGGTGTATGGGTTTTCAACCAGTAGAATAATCGGTATGCGTTTGTTGATTTCAGTAAACAATTCAAGAAAACTAAACGGCTTCCATCGTCCTTCAACAAGATTAGGCGTAACACCCCTAAATCGCTCACCAGTAGTGATGCAAAGGCCATTCCATTCACCTGCTGCCCCGAAGGTATCACTAACAAAGCCTATCGTATTATCGGTCATAAAATCAATCATGTACCTGAAGGCTTCTTCGATACGACATGATGGGACGTTACGTGAAACGCTAAATGGATTAGTGACCTTGTAAACTTCCAAATCATATTCTTCAATGGCAAGTATATCCTCGCCCATCTTCGTTTTTGCACCCTCCAGCGATGTCTTGATGTTCTTGTTATTGTTAATCTTGCTGAAGAACGAACGGTCATTCACCTTGCACTTGATCGTACAATTACGCTCATTCACCGTGCAATCGCTGATGAACAAGATTCCGCTGAAGATTAGACGCTGATCGGTAGGGCCGCAATCACGGTAGATGTCCATCGTAACCTGCGTGCAGAAGCTATCGTTGTTAATCTTATCGATTAGGTATTCATACCCGTCGGCATCGAACTCAAGATCATATTCCTGGTAAAGCAGGAACAAGTTTAAATTGTTATCCCGTTTAATCGTACTAGCTACCTCCTGCCAGTTGATCGGAGGAGTAACCTGTGCGCCGTCAAGGAAGAATGTCATCATATCACCTGACGCGGGTTGATGCGTTTAGATAGTTCATTGGCCACTGCCGCGCCTATCATTTGTGCGTTGGTGACTTCCACTCCTTTGTTCCGGCTCATTGCCCGGCTTAACGCATAGGTGTCCACCGATGCGGTGATTTGCGTATCACGCCCTATACTGCCCTTCCCTGCCAGTTTGTTTAGCACAAATGCATTCAGTTCAGATGGCTTGATCTGCTTCTTGTATATGGCCTCCAGCGTAGGATGATATGCCATATTCCGATCCGCCGGTATCACCGCCTCGTTCGGGTGAAGGATGGCAAGTGCGCCGCCATCGCTGTCCATCTTGCCGCCTTGGAAGTTCAGCGTACCTTCTTTAAACTTTGGCAGGGGGGTGGCGATGACCTTTGCCAAATTCAGTCCTGCTATGGCTGCTGTTGCTACCAAGGCAGCTGGTACGGCATTGGCAGGCTTGAAGGTCAAGGCGTTTAATAATGCTTGTGCGAATAAAACTGTAGCATTGAAAATAGCTATTTCTTTATCAGCACGGGCTTGTTTAATTTTTAAAGATTTGAGCTTCTCCTGATACTGCTCTTCAGTAATTAAGCCTTTTTCCTTTTGAATCTGTAATTCTTCTGCTTCACGTTGAAAACTTGCTGCCTGTAAGGTTAAAATGAAATCAACAGATTCTTCATATAATTCTTTAGCTATCCTTGCCCTTTCCTTTTCAGCTTCAATTGCATCATTGGTTTGATTTTGTTCATATTTTTTATACAATAAATTACGCTTGGCAAGTTCAAGTTGATATTCTTTTGTTCCTTCTTTACCAAATAATTTTAATGTTTCTAATCTTTGTTCAGATGCATTAATTTCAGCAACTAAATCTGCATCTCGTAATTCCTTATTTTTATTAAAAAACTGAACTGCATTGACCGCCCTTCTTAAAGCAAGGTCTTTGTCATTTTCAGCCATTTGTTTATTAAATTCTTCATCAAATTGCGCTTTTAATGCTGCCTGATTTTTTGCAATTTCCTCGCGTATCTTTTTTAATCTTTCTAATTCAGCTTCAGTGGCCTTCTTGGTAGCTTGTTCAGATTGAGCAGACAGTAATCTTTCTTCACGCTTTAAATCATTGATATTTGTTTGTATTTCCTCTCTTACTTTTTCATCCTTATTAATCGCTAAAATACTTGCCAAGGTTTGTTGGTAAAGTTTATTGTTTGCTTTACGCAATTCAAGTATTTCAAGTTCACTTTTCCCCTGTGCTTGGGCAATTTGTACTGCAAGTTCCTGCTCTTTTCTTAATTCTTCAAATGACTTTAAAGCTTCATCTACCTTCTTTTTGCTATCGTCTTGTGATTTAGCAAGTAAAAAATATGCTGCTGCCAATGCACCAACTATCAAAACAATAGGGCCAAGGGATGCAGCTAATGATCTATTTGCAACAGCAGCTGTTTGTGCAGATGCGGCTTCAACTTCATTAGCTACGGCAAGACCTCTTTGTGCAGTAGCTGTAAGTCCAAGCACCACCTTTAAATCCTGATATGCTTCTTTAAGTTGAAATATTGATTGTACACCCTGGGCTACGTTTAATACCCCCTGAAGCCGCATGGCTATCTTCTGTACCTCCTCGTTCTCCGCACCAAACGCCTGGAGCGCACCCGTAGCCACCTGGAATGCGCCGACCACACCCTGCCCGAAATTGACGAATGCTTTTGCCTTGGCTTCAGGATTAAGCAGGTTGACCTGACGGTTAAGGTCGGACATCTGATCGGCTAACTGGCCCGCACGGGCTTTGGCTGTCTGAACTTCTTGACTAAATTCACTAAAGCCTTCCTGTGCTAATCGCAGAACTTCGTCCTTAGCCTGCCGTACTTGCGTCCGTAATGACGTGAATGCCTTCTCCGAATTGGAAGCCTCGGTGTTTAGTTTCTTGAACTTCGCCGCATCATCATCCACGACCTTACCCAAGTCCACCAGCTGCTTGGTGGTATCGGTCAGCTCCTTGCTTTCGACATCGAATACTATCTTAACCGTTTCTACCGTGGCCATCAGCCCTGCCCTTTATATCTTTTCAGGTAATTCTTACTGGTCTTGAGCGCACTGCTCCGTTTCTTGCTATGCCTTCCCGGCCGCTTACGTTTGGGCTTGGGCCGGTAGCTGGTCGCTGTCTGCTTACTTGCCATTTTATTGCCCCAAATATGCTCCTGTTACGTAATTGCCAAAGTTATAATTTTGAATAAAGGCTCCTGTTAGACATGAACGCCTGGTAACATTGAATCCAGTTGTGTTCAATCCGTTTGCTATAAATGTGTCGTCGCCGCAAAGTTGAATATTATAAACTTCATTCGGCCCAAGCACACTCCATAATAATCTGCCTTGAGAATTATATTTCCTAATGCTTATTAGTGGCGATAATCCGCTTGAATCCCCTCCAATATAAACATTTTGGTCTGAATCTACTGCTATTGTTCTTATTGTTTGACCATGGTCAGCTGACCAAATAAGTGTACCAAATTGATTATATTTTCTTAAACTAATTCCACCAGATGTAACACCTCCCTGATAGACATTCCCAAATAAATCAACAGCTAATCCACGTGGATCGCTTCCTAAATCAGCCGACCAAATTAATACACCATCGTTTGTATATTTTCTTAATGTTGTAGAAGGGCCAGTGCGATTTCCTATGGTATAAATATTATTCCATTGATCTAAAATAATTCTAAAAGCATTGGCACCATGATCTATAGCCCATAACAGCGTGCCATCAGGATTATATTTTCTTGTAGTTAAATTATTAAATCTATTTCCAACCACATATACATTGCCAAATTCATCAATATCAATATCACTTAATTGCGCTCCATGATTTATTGACCAAATAATACGATTTGTAATCGGTTCTAATTTAATCAGTGTTCTACTATTTACAACAGAGCCAACGCAATAAATATAACCTTGATTATCAACTTTTACTCCCCACATAGTGCCACCAAAATCGTAGGTTTGATAGTCTGTATTTAAAGCATGTGATATTTTTTTTAATGAATACGATGTACCAACTCTTAATCCAACAACTGTAATGGGCAATTCATCAAAAGCCATTCCACCGGTAAAAGCATTAGGCATATAGTCACGACTGTTTTTTAATAAAACATTCGGTTTTAAAACATCTAATCCTCCTGTGGTGAATGAATTGCTTATCATTAATAATTACCTCCTATTGCAACCACATCCATTTGATCCTGTGCGCCAGCATATACACTTTGAATGACTTGTAACTTTTGACCGTTTTGTAAAAGCAATCCGCCTGGGAAGGCCATTGTTTGTGTAGCACCTATGGCGGTATTACTTGCCGTCACTGCCGTGAATGCTATTTCACGAAGTAATCGAGGATTCGCCCCTGCGGCATCAGTAATAAACAATCTTCCTACCATTGCACTATTGGCCGCGGCAGAAGCTTGTGCGCTGGTCCATACCACATATTCTACCCTTGTGCCATCTGTTGCACCTGTGACAAGATCGACTAATGTACCACTGCCATCCCTGGCTGTATTTGCTGCCGCTATTCTTGCTCGGCCTATAAGGCCCTGATCTATAAATATCGGTGTCGTATTAGCTGGCATCTTTATTTAAGTATTTCTGTTTCTAATTTAGAAAGATTGATAGCTTCATCAACTGTGCATGATGTTTCAATAAAACAATTACGTAAAAACGTCACTTCATCATCTTCTAAATTTACCGTATTGGCATTTGCTATTACAGCTTTGTTTGTTTTAGAATAAATTTGATTAAATACTTGACGATCATCAAATGATATATTATTGTTTGTTTTTTTAGTAACTATAAACACCATAATATCTAATGACTTCTGCCGTTTTGAAACAGTATTTGGCAAATTGTCATAATCTAAATTTATATTTATTGTCTTCATTTACGTGAAATTTCTATACAAAAATATACTTTCTGATACCCCTGTTCCACCGCCTCCTCCCGCCGGTGCCGCCCAGGTACCATCCGCCCGCAGGAAGTTAGTCGTACCACCGCCCGATGCAGGTGCAAGGCCCTGCAAGGTAGAAGTGAACAGATTCAGCATCGCTGTGGTTTGCGCCGTAGTCAATGCAATCGGCGTAGCAGGACTGCCTGTGTTATTCCCGATGATACTGTTGGCCGCAAGGTTCGCCATCTTGCCCAATGTCACCGCGCTGTTAGCAATCGTCACCACTCCTGCGCTGTTGGTCACATCACCTGATAGCGTGGTGGCCGTAGGTACTCCCGATGCGTTGCCGATCCACAGATTATTCTGCGCGATGTTCGGGATGTCGTTCGTGCGTTGGATGTTGGCAACAGATATGCTACCCGCACCGCCACCATTGACCTTGCCGACCTTGCCTACATTCTGAATCAAGTTCGTGCCGGTAGGCTTCGTCAAGGTAAGCCCCCCGCCCGCCTTGACGTAGATAGTTTGATTTGTGGTGGGTGTAACGCCATCAATAGGATCGGTAGTGATGTTGGTCAGCAGACCTGATACGATCACGTGGCCGAAGGCGTTGTTTGCCAGGGTTGAATAAATAAGCCCAGTCGCTGGCATCTTTGCGCTGTTCGATGCGTCCGCAGGTGCAATCGTAAGCACGTTGGTCGCGCCTACCGTGCCGGTGATATAAACGGGTGTTCCCTTGTTTATGGGCGATCCGCTGGTGTTCTTAACTTCGACCATCACCTGCTCCGCATAGTTGGCGTAGCTGTCGATGATGAAGTCCACGGCCGTCTTCAGATCCGCTGCCGATGCCGTTGATGGATTCGTGCAGTCGGTGTAGTGGATGACGTACTGCTGTCTGAAGCTGTTGGTTTCAACCTGCTGGCAGAACAGCAGCAGGTAGTCACCTTTGACGTATGTCGATGCGTACACTTTCTTGAATAGCAGCGCATCACTGTCGATGGTCAGCTGGAATTCAGTCGAAGAGTAATTGGTAATCGTGTACGTTGGCATTAATATGCAATGTAATCAATCCAATTCACATACATATCTTCAGCTAATGTTATTGGTGATCCAGAGAAGGAATCGCCTGGTTGAAATGTATATATTATTTTTTCTAAAATTCTAACTTCAAAAAAATTATTTTCAATATCTAAACTTAAATTAAGTTTATCAACACTGCAAAAATTTATATGATTTGAATCAATAGTAGCTAACAAGCCAACTGATATATTTGCTATAGGATTATCAGTTTTATCTATATAATCTTTTTTTGAAAGCGTTACATTAGCCATTGTCTTTCGTTTCTTTAGTAGTTTGTTCGATAAGTAGTAAGTATTCCCACAGGGTTAACCGTAGGCAGTTCACGCCGTAGCGTGCGTTGATGTGGATGCGTTGAAGGAATCCGTTCTCGTTCTGCTGCGCCAGCGTCACCGCTGCGCCTGTGTCGAGTGAGTTCCTGCGACTTGGTCCACTATTGTCAAACATATCGCTAAATCTTCCTCTGACAGCGTCGGCAAGGGTAGCATATCCTTTAGACGCGTCACGATAAAAAAATCCGATATATCTGCCGCCTCCTTCCAGCGTTTGATTTTGTCCTTGCAGTATTCAGGATCATAGCTGTAGGGCGATTCGTTTTTGTCGAAGAACGCTACACTTGCAAATTTATATACGATTTCGGTCGTAGGCATCACGAAATCTAATCTTTCTTTCATGTTTGCCACCAGCCTGCTGATCTCCCCGATGTTGATCTGCTTCGGGTTCGATAGCACCCGATCAGCCTTGTCAATGAACTCCTGAAGCTGCTCCCGTGTCATCCGCATGTTCCACTCCTCGTACACCTGCAAGGCCATCAGCCCGCGTAAGCTGAAGGTGTTGAAGTAATCCTTAAGCTGATAGTATTGCACCCCATCGCTGATGAAGGCGGGGATGATGACGTTGCCCTCCTCCAGCTGCCAGTGCGTGCCGCCCGTGACTTTAGTTCGTAGCTTGTGCCAGCTGTTGGCTATGCCACTCTTCCATTTCTTGGATAGCCGTTTCAATTTTACCATATCGTAGTGTTTGTGATCCTCTGTGTAGCTTCCAATCCCCGCTGTCGTATAGCTTAACCTCGTTCCCTGTGGGACTAATCCATCTGTGCGGATGTCCCTTGCAGACGCACCTTCCCGTATATCTGTACCCTTGTGTGATCAGATAGGCATTCAGCTCAACCATCTGTTATAGATGATAGTGTTTAGGGATGCCAAAGCAAAAACGTAAGGAACATATACCCAATCCAAACCGAAGGCGAGCAGGTAGGGCCAGCTGTGCAGCGATGCCATACAAGTGACGCAGCCTCCGATGGGATTGAACCACTTGCCCAGTGCGCTGCCGTACTTTGTGATGGGCCAACCAATCATATCAGGTTGAATAGCCAGGTAGAAGCCGAGGATGTATAGGCTGTTGAATAGTAGAAGCAGGAGGATGTCAGGCAACCACATTACTCAACGGGATTTGTATTGACGCTATTGACAAATGTGATCCGGGCGCAGGTGTATTCGTTTTCACCGTCGGTCCAGCTTACGGGCTGGCCGCTTTCATCGGTGATGGTTAGCGTATAGACGCTGAAAGGAGTGAACACGCCTGAAGTATTGCTTAAATCCCAAGTTCCACTCGCAGAATATTGAGTATATTCTACATCTGTTTGATGATCAACTATTGTATAAGTTACATCACCAGGAAAGTATTCAGGAAAAATCAATTCATCTTCTGTGCAATTATTAAAAGTTATATCCTCGCATGTAGTACAAGGAATAGCTCTTATCAAAATCAAATCTATTAAACCAATTGCACCAAATGATATCTTTTCAAGTTCCCCGCACAATGTATTGACTGGGTCTGTATCAGGTCTGAATACTATGCTTAATGTGGTACCATTGTACCCCCAAATAAACGAACCGCCGTATTCATTTTCATACCATGCTTTTATGAAATTCATCATGTCTGCAATGGATGTTATCGGCACAGACGTAACTTGTGTTTGGCAGTCATCGGTCACGTTGAAAAACTTATTCGCTGGTGCGACCAATGTAGTTGAACCGGAGTATATCATGCTTCAAAGATACGTTAAAACAGCCGCACCCAGTCGCGGTGATTAGTATTGCAGTAGTAGCGGAAGCAGTCGAGCAGATCAGCCTTGCGTAGATCATTAGCCCTGTCCTTGATGATGTCCCCGTCTCCGTCCACTTCCACGTACTGAAGGTCCTTTATCAGCCATTCGCATGACGGGTCAATCTGCACGCAGTAGTTCTGAAGCAGGCTATTGACCAGCACCCGCGTATCACGGATAGAGGGGTTCACCGCAGGCTGCCGCATCTGCTGCCGCCCCAGGTTCAGCCGACGCTGCACGACATCGTAGTAGCCGTAGTTACCTTGAGTCAATGCCGATCGGTTTGCACCGGTCGCATCACCCGTCACGGTGAACACGGCCTTGGGGAATGCCGTCAGGATAGCGTCGGTCAGCTGGTAGATGTCGCTGTTGCGAAGGTAGAACTCCTTGATGACCTTGATGCACCCTTCGACATGCTGCACGGCGATGCATGTGATTGGGTCCACATTGAAGTCGAAAGATAGCACTACGGGATAGAGTGAATTGTATTCAACCGCAGTGATGTGCCGATCCTTATCGAAGGCGTAGGCGAAGGGGTTATTGGCGACGCTGACGTCCTCCGCCAATATCTCACACCTAAAGGATAGTTCGTCCATCGTTTGGCGGGCAGCGTCTATCTCCTCCTTATCCATGTACGGATTATCATAGCTGCTTAGATTGAATGACCGCCAATCTTCATGCGTCAGTTTACCAAGTTCTTTAAAATAAGTTTGCCCAAATTTAGGCGTGCTTAAAATGAAGGCATCCCCCTTATAATCAATCAATGTCGGGCGTATTGTCCGAATCCATGCTTCTTTAAAATGCCGCGATTTTTCAGCCTCATCAATAACGACCCTTGCGTATTTACGCCCCCGACCATTATCAGGCTTTTCCAATGACCAAAAATCAATCACTCCACCGGTATGCAAAATTAGTTTCTTTGTCTGCTCGGATTTATGCTTTATCAATGGTTTCAGGTAGAATTTAACCTCCATCCATACGTCTTCCATGTCCTTGTAAACCGGGGCATAATAGGCGCATGGTAGCCCTTCCAAGGCTTTTTCAGGTATCAGTTCCGTCACTGCTAATGTGGTTTTTCCCCACCTCCTGCCAATGTTTAAGACGTTGTAACGTGCCGTTGCAGCCATCACCGCCTTTTGACTGGGATGCAATGCCGGGAGAATAATATCAACGTTCTTCACGGATTATCCTTACGGTCAGTTCCCCTTGTTCTTCCTCAACTCCACGTGGTTTAGGAAAGGCATATCCAAATAAAAAACTTGCGGCATTGATGTCACCTTTAGCAGCCTTAGCACGCATTACTTGCAGTATAGCCTCAGCCGCCGTGATGCCTTCCTTTTCATCCCCTAATACTGCAGCCATCAACTCCTTCAATTCAGGCAGTTTCCGTGGCCGTCCGTTCGGGTTCCCTGATTCGCCCTTCTTCCAAGGCGGTCTTAATCCGCTTCCTTTAGGCATGGTTTTCCGTTTCTTTTTATTGTTAATGTCGGGTCAAGTTTTCGCATCCGGTCGATGATGACTTGGCAATACTTCGGGTCAAGTTCCATGCCGTAGCATTTGCGGTTTAGTTGGTGAGCGGCGACCATTGTAGAACCGCTACCGAGGAAGCCATCCGACACGATCCATCCCTCCTTACTGCTATTTTGTATCAATGGCGCAATCAGGAGAATTGGTTTCATAGTTGGATGCTCTATGCTCTTGTGTGGCTTGTCAGCACGCAGTACGGTTGTTGCTGTCTTGTCGCTCATTATCTCGGTCAGCATCTTCTTCATCTGCTCCTTGGTCAATTTAGCGATGTTCACATTGTCCTCAATTACCGTTGTCTTGGTTCGGTCATCCACAAAGTAATGTGCCGCACCTTCCTTCCATCCGTATAGGCAAGGCTCGTGCTTCCATTGATAATCCTGTCGACCAAGAACTATTTGGTTTTTTACCCATATTAAGCATTGCTTCAAACACAATCCTGCATCATTCCAAGCCCTTCTAAATGCTGAACCGTTTGTGTCAGCATGCCAAACATACCAAGCCCCACCTGTCTTTGTGTATGCACCCAATGCCGTATAAAAGTCGTAGAGAAATTGATAGAATGAATCGCCATCCATCTTGTCGTTCATTATTTTCATTCCTGTTCCTCCTTGATAGTCCACGTTGTACGGTGGATCAGTCATTACCATATCCGCAAGGCATCCGTTCATCACTTTTCCCCAAGTGTCGGTGTGCGTACTATCCCCACAAAGCAAACGGTGAGGTCCAATCTCGAACAGGTCGCCCAGCACAATATCGGTATGCACTTCGTCAGGCATTTCGTAGTCATCTTCCTCTGCTTCCAGTTCATTAGGCTGTTCAAACTCCGGTATATCAAGCCCCCAGTCGGCAGCCTCTGGCCAATCCTGTGCAATCAATTGCCAATCCCAATCCCCGAAGCCTATATTATCCTTAATGATGAACTCCCGCTGTTGGGATTCTGTCAGGTTTTCGGCATACATCACCGGTACTTCCTTTAGCCCTGCATCCTTACAGGCTTTCCATCGCATATTGCCGCCAAGGATGATATTATCCTTGTTGATGACAATAGGTCGAAGTTCAAGCATTTCCGGAAAGTCGATAATTGATTGAACCAACTGCTTAAACTTTTCATCCTTAATCGTTCGTGGATTTGAAGGATTCGGTTTAATCTTACTGATATTTATTTTTTTAATCTCCATACGGTATCAATTTACGCGGGCCTTCCGGCCAGCCAGGTGCAACCTCCGGGTCATCGTGCGTGTATGTTTGAAGCCCATCAGCAATATCTTCCCGAACGAAGAACAGATTGCCAAGGTTCGTAAATCCTACCAGCACGTAGCCCTTCTCCGCAGCTACCTTGCATAAAGCTTCCGCCGTGCCGCCGTGATAGTTGGTGTTATCGTTCACGAATTCGGGGTCGTATTCAATCGTCCAGCTGCCGCGCACCGTTGAATTGTATTCAATGCATACGATTTTTGGGCGGTAGTTTGTTAGCCCCTTCCATATCCACAAATCATTCCCGTCCACGTCAAGGCTTAACAGATCGAAGTCGTATGGTAAGAATGTAGGCTCCAACAAATCATCCAGGCAGGTGTCTGGTTCGCAGTTCACGTAGCTGTTGATGGCCACCACGTGCGGTAATTTGTTCAATTTCTCAAAAGCCTCCCGATCGCCCTCAATTAGCACGGCTTGCGCCCCGTTTTCACGAAGTCTTAGTGTATTGCTGATCCAAAAGCCGTCATACGCGCCCAGTTCTACAACCGCCGATTGCGATACGTCGATGCCCAGGTGAATGAATAGTTTTTCGATGATGCCATCCTCGCCGCTTTGCGAGTACACCTGTCGCCGGTATTTGTTTACGTCAATCATTGTCAAGTCTTGCCGCTGTCGTGCGGTCGTCGTAAATGTAAGCACAAAGGTACTCATCGATGTGGTGGCTCGTTGATGCCAACACGTTAGCCTGCTTCGCCCACACCCAGTCCTCACCGTAGTTCATATCGCCGAACGTACACTGCTTTGCTATCGATGCCTTCCAACAACACACGTGCCACGGTGGTCTGCGGAATCCGTTTAGGTTCGGTTCTTCATTCACCGGATGCCCAAGCTTGAAGGTCAGCGGGAACGCACCCGCGCCGTTGATGAATACCTGCTGGTTGAACGTGATGACATCCACTCCCGTTGCTGTTGCCTCAACTAACTTACTGATGTAGTTCTCCGATACAATGTCATCGTCATCGATGAAGGCGATGTACTCACCTCTCGCCAGATCCAGTAAGTCCTGCCGCTTGCTGCCAATCGTGCGCCGCTTGTTATCGGTGAACGCCAACACTTCCACCTGATACGGGTTATCTAATTGGCTAACCTGCACCTCCAGCCGTGACAGCAGGACCTGCAAGGCGGGAAGCCTAACAGGAATCGATGGGATGCAGATGGAGAGGGTCATTTAATCTCCCCCTCCTGCTTCAATATCCGTTCCGCCCACCGCAGTGCAGGCTCGCCTCCCCATAGCAGATAGCTAATCGTGCCGCAGGCTTTATCATCGTTCGGATCGTAATACTCCGCGGCCCTTGATAGGTAGCTGTACATCCGCTTCACCGTCATGATTGTGACGGGTTCTCGCCCTGCTAACTGCTGCGCTCTTACCTTCCCCACCTGCGTCGCGCACTTGTTGTTGACCTCTTCGTTAAGCCTGATGCCGCGCTCTGCCGCCTTGCTGACCGCTTCGGGGTAGTCGCTGTATGTCTTTGCCATTAGAATTATGTAAAGTAAACCGTTCTAAATCTGTAAAGCTATATCTTAATTTGCCCCCGATACTGGTAAAAGTACATAAACTCATCAATGAAGGCAGCGTTCTTAATTAGCCCCGATTCATCCAGCCTCTTGCAGTAGTCGTAGTCCTCGCCCATGTTTAGCGATACATATCCGATCTTCCTGGCGATATCAGTACGAACTGGATTGAGATGGTTCAACGGCCGCGTGTAGATGAAGGACTTCTGATATTGGATAGGTCTGTCACTATACTTCAGCCCTGCCTTATGCACGAACTCAATCGGCCATGAACGCTCCGAGCTGATGATGCCACGGAAGCCAACACCGTCGGGTGCTGATTTAAGTTCGTTAAGGATCAGCTGAACATACTTGTTGCTAACCACATCATCGTCATCGATGAACACGATGTAAGGAGTCTTGCATACGTCGAGTGCCAGCTGACGTTTCTCGCCGATGGTGCGCTCACGGTTATCCTTTAGCACCGTGACCTGCACCGGCTGACCATCCACCTGGGTGTCGATGATGCCGCGCAACCGTTCAAGGAAAGTTTCGCGGCCGTTGACCGTCAGGATAGCGATGGTCAGGAGGTTCTTCATCGGAAGCCTTGTTTAGCCCTCATATCAAATACATACTTCCCATGCTGCCACGCCAGCCTGCTATTCTCGTGCTGATAGGTCGCATCGTTCGCAGCCTTGCCCGTGGTGTAATGGCGGTGTTCAACGATCCTCGCATCGCAGCGGTGATAGATGCCCAATGCTTTTGCCGTTTCAGCCAGATCATTATCGGCGAACATGCTGATATAGCTTGGATGGTACAAATACCCCAGCAGTTCGTAAGCCGCACGATTCATCACCGGAAAGGTCATAATATCATCACGGATGCCATCGTGCAGCTGAAGGACCACAGGGCCGTCCAATGCGCGGAACGCCATAGTTAGTGCATGCCTCCAGTCCGCAGTCGGCCACATATCATCGCTGACCAGAATCAGGATGTCGCCTGTTGCCTGCTTCGCCGCCGCGTTACTTGCCATCACCATGTTGGAAGTCGGCGACTGAATCACCATCGCATCCGCCCCGTTGAAGGCGATCATGTAGTCGTGAGCGGTCGGATCGTTGTAGTTCAGGCTGACCACCCACTGCATCTTGCCGCCATCGTCCCAGGCGTCATAGCACTGCCGTGCCTGGGTTGGCCGTTTGTAAGATGGGTGGCAGAAGGTGAAGGTCATCGCAGCCGGTGCGGGATTCGAACCCGCATCTTGTCGCAGTGCAACAGCGTTACCCATGTCGCTATTCATTCGCGATTACGCCAACCGGCCCGTGTTTTTTTAAAGCAATTAATCTATCCAGATAAGGCCTGTACAATGAATTACCATTATTAAAACGAAGTAATTCAATATGACTTTTTATAAACTCATCCACGTTTTTTATAATCGTCACGGAATCAAGTTTAATTTCTTTTTTCAGACTTTTAGATTTAAAAAACGATTCAATTTCATCAAGCATTTCAGTCCAATCTTCATCAATTTTTTTTGAAATCAATTGATTTACTTGATAATTAAGTTTGTAGAAGTCTGTACCAGGCACATGATAGACTGCATTTTCACTAACCAAGGTATTAAAAACCATGTCGGCCTTGCGGTAATCGATGTTCAGCTTTTCTTCGATTAAGAATTGCAAATCCTCCTTGATGTAACTTTTGCCTGGTTCCATAATTTCATTTGCCAAGGCTACGCAGTCTTCGTACCAAGGCTCTGTAAGAATATCCATTAAAATGGCAGGCTATTCGTCACATTGGTTTTTGCTTCTTCTTGCTTACAAGCGATGTACCTTGTTCCAGCCTTGCTTTCCTTCCACCATCCTGCGAACTTAATTAACTCGCCATTGTTGGTTTTCAGTTCTCCCTTAAAGTCAGGTTGCATTTCGGAATTCTTTTTGTTTTGGAAGATGGTTCCAGTTCCGTTTTTGTGTTCGTACGCCATTGTTTTATGTGTTTAGAGTGTTCGACAAATGTAAATAGAAGTGATTAAAATTCCAAATTTATGTAAGTGGTTGATAATTAGTAACATCCTATTTAACATAATATATTGAGTTAATTTACTGACGATAGAATGAGGATAGAATGAGGATAATGAGGATAGCAAAACCCTATCCTCATCTTTGTAATTTATTGATTATCAATTTATTATATGGTTTTTTTGGCATATTTTGATCTATATTCTCTATTATTCTTATTAGTTTTATGACTAATGATTTTCTAATCAAAAAAGATAGAATATTATCCTCATATCCTCAACATAGTTCATTATCAGCGTTTTATGGCTTTTTTATCCTCATTTTATCCTCATTTTATCCTCATTTTTATCATTTTATCCTCATTATAAAATGCAAACCATTGGACTTTGTAACCTTTTCAATCGTATGATTTTTGAATTCAGCGATCTTTCCAATCATTTTATTAATCTCTCTGTTTTGCAATTTTCTAAAATCTTGGTAAGTATCCTTTAGATTTTCACAAGCAGCACTTAATTGATACTCCTGGTCAATTACAATGTAACCATCATACCAGCTTATCACTTCCTCCGGCACATCAATTATCAATTTTTTGAAGGCCATATTTTTGCTCTTTGGCTTCAGAAGTCCTTCATTAAGGTAATGGCATACACAAATCATCATTAAATTATCAAAAAGTTGCCACTGGTCTTCTCCCCAATGGTCATAAAGATTGTGGCCAAAATAATCACGCGGGGTGTAAGTCGGGCTGAAAAACTGCTTAAGTTCGATTTCATGCCGCCTCCTATCGTGGCTTCCACCTTGTCCTTTGATTGCATAGTTTGATGTTATCATTACTTTAGGCGAACGAGTATATGGGATATAGAAGGTATCTTTATTTTTCTTTTCTACCTCAATACCTTCTGTTACTATACTAAACAGGCGTTCGAAATTGAAACTACGATTAACATCCTCAAAGGCCATTACCTGGGTGCTTAAATTAACACGCTGAAATAAAAATGATTTGTTCCAGTTCCAGTTTTTACCATCAAAAACTACAGTTCGCTTAATTTCACTAATCGCCTTAATAAAAATACCCTTACCAATTCCGCCTTCAGGATTATCACTAATTACTTCATCTGTCAAAATAATACTCTTTGGATTAGCTGGATCTTTATAACTATGTAAAATATATCCTATTGTGGCGTATAGAACGCTTTCATTATATGAATCTTCATAGTCTAAATCATCATCTGCTTTTTTACCAATAGCTAATTTTTTGCAGAATTTAGCATATTCAGAATTCTTAATCACTTCAACATGATCAATCTCTACAAAATCACGAGGAATAATTTGGTCTTCCCAAACGCAACCATTTAATTCAGATGTATAGTCTAATAGTTCAAGTCCTTTTTTTGTTATTTTAACTGCCTTATTTTTATAATAAAAATGTGCTGAATCATAGGTATCTTCTTGCCAGGTGATTTCTTTACTTGGTAACCATGCAAGTTTTTCACGCTTAAGATAACTTTCATCCATCTGATCCTGGATTGATTTTAAAATAGTAGATTTTTTTATGCTATCTATTTTATCAGGTAAATCATCAAAAAACTTATTTATTAAATCTTTTATGTGGTCAGCATCTATCTCACGAATTTTATAATTTTCTTCACGAACCATAATCCAAGATTTACTATCAATCCAATAACGAAAAATGCCATGTTTATTATAGAATTCCTTTAAAGCTTCACTATCAATTTTTATCACTGGTTTATCTTTAGACATTGTCACTGTCCAAAATATCAGCCCAGGTGCTATGGCATTTACATAATCTATAATTTCATTGACATCAGAGGATGAAATATGGTATTTATCAATCAAATGATTTTTAATATCGTCTAAATCAACTTTCTTTCTAATCTGTTCGCGTGCATAATGAACTGGTTCACGATCTTCAAAAGTTTGACTTCCAAAAGATTGTTGATATCGTTTATATATGCCACGTACCGTTCTATCAATTTCATCCCAAGTAAAATCTGATTGTTCATATTTTGATAAATAATTTACAGCACGATTAACTGATACGCCAGTTCTATTCAAAAACATTGAAAATTTAGCTATGTAAGCATTCCGTCCCCCTTTACCGAATGTTTCAGTTTTATCAATCCATTTTTGACCTATTTCAATTTTTCTATCATCATCGTTGATACGTAATACTACAGGCACATTATTAATTTCTTTTTCTTTTGGCATTCTTTTATGCATAAAAACAGGTGCATCCTCATTAATGTATATATCAGGATCTTCTGTATCATAGCATGCTTGACTAATGTTTCTTACTTTTTCATCAAATGATGGTAGATTGAAATAATCCTTTAGACTATCAAAATATTCTTCATGCTCGTCAATGCTTGGTGGTATCTTGACCAATACTTTATAACCTGAGCCTGATGGCGAAAGAAAACAGGCATAGATATATTCCGACTTTGCCATGATATTATCACGTATCTCTCCATCAAAGTCAAGGCATATAAGTCCACTATGTTCAGTTATACTCGCGGCATTCTTACGAGTGAAAATTCCGCTAAAGCAATAACATGGTAATTCTCTTTTTAGAATGTCACGTTCTGACTTGTCAGTTAATGACCTAATCTTTTTAATTAGCGCACTTTGTTTGGTATTATTCCTTATCCGTTCAAAAGCCTGATGCACGGTCATTGTACGACCTGATGTCGTATCTCTTACTGACGGGAATATTGTAATATTCATGTAGGTATATAAAAAAATAAGGGGCGTAGGTCACCACACACTACGCCCCAGGGTTAAGCTGGTTTTGAAGCAGTCGCACGGTGGTGAACATGCGATTGCTACGTCGCAAATTTAATCTAAAATTGCGACGCGTTGATAGTAATTTTATTCGCCCTGATCTGCGGATCTTGACGCATATCATCCCACCGCCAGTAGTAGGGCCGCACACCTCCTACCCAGGTAGCTGCGTTTAGCACATCGAAGTAGACTTCTTCGAAGTTCCATCCCACTCCGTTGCTTCCGGTCTTCAGCTTGCTATTGGGCGTAAACCATGGCACCCGCTTGACATAGACATGGGGATATCCCACCGTAGCTT